CAATGTTTCTCGGTCATAGCGTTTGCCCTTGCAGACATCGCAAGTGACATAAACATCCGGCAGGAAGTGCATTTCAATCTTGATGACGCCATCGCCCTGACAAGCTTCGCAGCGCCCGCCTTTCACATTAAAACTAAAACGTCCTGCATTGTAGCCACGTACTACATCGCCAAGCAGGGGTCTGTGGCCCTCGCGCTTGAGCGCAAGGCGGCGAAGTGCGTGCGTCTCGCCTCGGCCATGCTCGGGCCGACCGCTTCGCAGCACGAGGTCGAGAACCAAGCCCTCGCGTTCATGGACATGAGCGAGCGCGCCCTCCAAGCCTCCCTCTCCCGCCTTGCGGAGCAGGACGAGAAGCCCGAGGGTGAGGACGAGGGTGAGGAGGAGGAGCAGCAGGCCGTGCAGGCCAAGAAGAAGGCTGCTCTCCGTCGTCGTGCCCAGCAAGAGAAGAAGGACGAGGACGAGGGCACCGAGGAGGAGCAGCAGGAGATGAAGGGTGGCAAGAAGGCCGCTCTCGCCAAGGCTGCTTACCTCCGTCGCCTCGCGCAGCAGATTGAGGAGGAGGTCGAGGAGGAGGTCGAGGAGTCCGACGAGGACGAGTCCGACGAGGGCGACGAGGACGAGGAAGAGATGAAGGCCAAGAAGGGTGGCAAGAAGGCTTCCGGCCTTGAGGCTCGTCTCGCTCGTATCGAGCGTCTCCTCACCGCTGGCCTCCCCATGTCCTACATGCAAGAGGCGCAGCAGGGCGAGCCCACCGAGGAGGCCATGCTTGAGGCCATGCTCCAAGAGGAGCAGGGTGCCGAGGGTGGCGAGGCCGACCTTGAGGAGTTGATGCTTGAGGCCATGCAGAACGAGGCGCAGCAGGGCATGATGCCCATGAAGGCGCAGCAGGCGGTCAAGCCCTTCGGCATGATGGCCGAGCAACTCGCCATGCAGGGTGACGCTTCCGGCCCGCAAGTGCCGCACGAGGCCATGCAGGGCATGAAGGCGCAGCAGTACATGCAGATGCCGAAGGCGCAGCAGAAGCCCGTCGAGGAGCAGCAGTTGGAGCAGATGCTCCAAGAGGAAGGCATGGGTTCGGTGCTCGGTGCCGAGTACCAAGACGCTCCCGAGGCCATGCTCATCGACCCGAGCGGGGACAACTACGTTGACCCCGTTTCCGGCATGGTCGTTGACCCGAGCGGCGACGATTATGACGACGGCATGATGAGCGACCCGATGGGCCTCATGGACGGCGGCATGAACGACGACGACGCTCTCCTCGCGTCCCTCTTTGGTGAGGGGCCGATGAAGCAGGCCAAGAAGGGTCAGCAGGGCAAGGACGACGCTGCCGATGCCGAGGAGCAGCAAGAGGAGCAGCAGGCCGAGAAGAAGGGTCAGCAGAAGGCCGCTTCCCTCCGTCCGCAGCCGAAGAAGGCGTCCACGGGGGCCACGCGCCTCGGTGGCATCACGAAGGAGGCCGCAGAGGTCAGCGACCTCTCCAAGTTGTGGGAGTCGGCCCCCGATGTGAGCAAGTACTTCTGATACCCACCCGCCCCGCCCCCTTGACCGGGAGCGGGAGCGCGGGGTCAGCAGTCTGACCGCACATGAAGGGCAAGGAGGCAACCCCCTCCTTGCCCTTCATCGTTTTAGTTTTCGCGGTTCCTCAATAGAGAGTGCATATCGGCACGCATAGGTACAGCCCTCGCTCCCCTTTGGGTGTGGTGGTTGGCGGGTAGGTGGGCAGTTCCGCTCACCGCTCGGACTTCGGTAACACCCCATCCCTGTAAACAGGGAGCAACGCCAAGAGGTACATCATGGCTATGCTTGGACAGGCGAGTGGTGGGTTTACGGAGTCTTCGTCGGCTCTGCGGTTGCTCCATGTGGGCATTCGCAACACGAACGCCGTGCTGACGATTGACTCCTTCACCCAAACCAACCCGCCCATCGTCACGACCCCTTCGACCACCATCAGCAACAACGTGGACACCTCCGTCCTCGGCGTGTTGAGCGGCTCGGTGGCGTTCACCCGCCCCGACGAAGGCTCCAACTACATCGGCGGCCCCAAGGAGCCGGGAGCAGGCGTCAACGCGCTTTGCACCAAGCCCGTGGGTCTGTTCATCAACAACGCCGTGGGCAACGCCTACGAGAACACCCCCGGCCCCGCGTCGGGCCTCGGCCCCTACGTCTCCGCAATGGGAACCTATGCGTCCCAACTGTTTGAGACGCAGGCTCCCGCCGCTGCGGGCACTTACGCGCAGGCTGACGACCTCACCTACACGTCGGGCATGGGTCTGATGGCGAGCCGCAACGGCTACCTCATCCCCGCGCAGGACTCTGCGGGTGCAGACCTCGCCACCACGGCGTCGTTCTCCTCCGAGGTCACCAACGGCGCGGCAGTTGCAACCACCATCGCGATTCTTCGGATGCCTGCGGACAGTACGCAGCCCGAAATCGTGTTCGACCAGCGCATCTGACGGGAGGGCACGAAAATGTCTGTCGCCAACAGCGTCAAGCAGAAGTTGATTTCGGAGTACATCAATACTCCGCAGGGTCGTGCCAAGTTGGCCGCGTCCATGACGCAGCCGCTTCGCCTCCGTCGCGACTACATGGCGGTGGGTCGCAAGACCTTCCTCGTGGAGCAGTTGCCGGATGGTGCCCTGCCCATCTACGACAAAGACCCGGACGTTACCGCGTTCGTGGTTGGTGAGGAAGGCGAGAACATCGTCGCAATCACCAAGCCGCGCCGTGTCATCTTCCCGCTCTTTGAGATTGCGTCCAACCCCGAGATTCCGCTCACGCAAATCAAGGAGCGTCGGTTCGACCTCATTGAGCGCGCACAGGACTTGGCTCGGGCGCAAATCCAAGCAGCCGAGGACGAGCGCGTGTTCGCGGTTCTCGACGCCATCGCCGTGACGGGCTTCGACTCGGTGCCGGGGCAGTTCAACCCCGACATTCCGGTTGTCGCCCCCATCAGCGGTGCGGTGCTCGCGGACGCCTACGCGGAGATTGAGCGCAACGACCTCCGTGTCGCTCGCGTCTTCATGAACGCTCGGGACTACGCCGACCTCCGCAAGTTCGGTCGCGACATTCTCGACATCGAGAGCCAGCGCGAGTTGCTCAAGACGGGCCTCATGGGCACGCTTTGGGGCGCGCAAATCATCGTGTCGCGTCTCGTCCCGGTCGGCACCGTGTACGTCTGCTGCGAGCCGGAAATGTTCGGTCGGATGCCCGTCCGTACCGAGTTGACCGTGCTCTCTGCCGACGACCCGAAGGCCCGCACCATCGGCTTCTCGGTGTTTGAGAACATCGGTATCGGGGCCTACAACCCCAAGGGCCTCACGCGCTTGACCATCACGCGCGCGTAAGCCTCCTACCGGGGTTTTCAGCAAGGCCCGCCAACCCCCAGGGGGGCGCCCCTGCCACAGTGGGATCCGGGTCCTCCCCTT